CCACTACCAGTTTCCTTAATTATAACTTTTAATGGTTCAGTAAAATCAACTCCCTTGAAACCTTTTTTACCAATAGAACGAGCAATAACAAATGCCATCTGTTTATTCTTCTTTTCAGCAGTCATCTGTTTCTTTTTATTCTTACTCAAAACATCTTTACTCGAACCACCCGTTGTCCACTTAATTCTTTTTACTTTTAACCACTGTAAGATAGGGTTAATTGGTGGTGGTGTTTGTCCTTTACGCCTTCCCTGATCAATTACTCCAGATGTTGCCCTTGTTCTTGGATTGACCGTAACAGGTCCATAGTCTGAATAATGTACAATAAGTTTATTACCCATTATTTCATACGAAATATCATTGATAAGCGTACCAGTTGCTCTTCTTTTATTACGAATCAACTTTTGTTGCATCATATCAACAATATCACCACCTATGTTTTCAAGAATATCTTTTATTTCGTTATCCATGTTTGTATATATTATTATCCCATTTTATTCTTTGATGAACGATATTCATTTATACTGTTTTCCTGAACCTCAATTACCATAAAATCCAAAATATCGTGTAGGGGCCTACGGTATAATTGATGCATTTTAATTAAATCATCACCAGATATTCTTTTACAAACCAATTCCCAATAAAAGAATTTTAAAATTATATCTACTCCACTCTCTTTAACTTCTCCTTTTTCTTCATCATCTTTTCCATCTTCTTCTGGTTCATCTTTTCTTTCAAATAAGTTATGTTTATAAACTTCAAAGACAAAATCACGTTTTGATAAAAAAAAACCATCAATGCCGTAGCAATTCCCATGTCCAATTGTAATAACATTTCATAAATTTTATCTTGACTTTGTAAATTATAAGGTTCTATCCTACCCCAAAAATTACATGGACGAAAATAAATAGCAAGTAACTTATGTAAATTTCTGATATTATCTTCTTCCGATAATAATTGGTCAAGTCTTGACCACTGTTCAAAAGTACTATCCAATAAGTCAGTCTCCCACTTCCATGTTTTACCCATAAATTTTACTGACTTACCTAACTTATACTCCTTTACTTCCAATAATTTCTCCAGTTCAGTCCTAACTTTAGTTATATCCTTATCCGTTTTTATATTGAAAATCTGTGCTATCTTAGCCTCATAAGTAGTAGAACCAGAAATTAAATTTGTAACTAACTGATACTGTTGTATATTCATATTTATATTTTCATTGTTTTATTGTCATATGTTTCCCAATCAATTCCTAAGAATTTACATATCTGTTTCTCAACTTGAAGTGAAAACATATGTTCCGAATGGTAAGGTGCAGTTGGAATACTACCCGGATCATTACTATCTGAATTCGATAAGTCAAATTCTAAAATTTCTGTTTCCTTTATTCCATTATATTCAGTTAGCATAACTTCAACTAATTCATGAATAGAAATAAGATAGTCATACCATTGACATCCCGTTTTACTCACAGTTATATGTAAATGTTCTTCACAGTTTTCATTGGTCTCATACCAATAGTCTCCAAGTGTATTGAACCTCTGTTGTTCCATTGGTATAGTCTCTATAATTATTTTCATCCTATCTCTTCCTCTTTTTTATTAATTAAAGGTAACTTTTCACCACTTGTTTCTATATTCTTCTGGTCTGTTCTACTCTGTGTCCATGTTTTCATCATCAATATGGCACTCACAGCAGAGAAAGTGGCAAGTAAAACACTTCCGTCATGAAAGTAAAAAGAGAATATCGAACCAATTATTAGGATGATATAAGCACATAATTTGCTTGTAGTTAAGTATATATTTATTCTGAAACCACTCATTACTTTTTCTTTTTCCATACATTTTTACCCTCAAAAGGCCTAATTACTATCGTAGGTTCTTCACTTTCTTCTACTATTGGTAAGGATTCTGGTAATACCTCATCAATTTCAACCACCTCTACCTCATATTGTGTCATGAATTCCTGTGGTGTAGGTATCTTTTCCTCTTCAACTTTCTTCTGATACTCCAACCATGATGGTTTCATACGGTTATATAAGTTCATTAAATCAACCGCCACACGATGTAAACAAGTCGAACAACCTGATATCTGTAAATTCCTACCAAGTATCTTCTCACACTCCTGTAAATGTCCTACATTAATTCTTCTCCTATTAGGTAACATTACCCTCTCGAAGTATTCCATAAACTTTATTTCACTTTCAACCATTACTATTTTCCATTCTTTTTTGATGATCCTCTTTCATTCTCATTTGACAATACTCCACCTTTTGTTCCATGTCAACGAGATATGACTTGTAATTCTTTAAAAACATATCCAAATAAAATTGTTTACCATTCTGATGTTCATTTATATTAATTCCAAGTATCTTATTACAATGTCTTATGTCATACTCACCAATTCCACCATTCATTTCACCAACCATATTTGGAAATAATATTTTATCATAAAAATATTCCATAAATAATACCATCTTAATATCCATGTAGTTATATACTCGTAGTCATATATTTTTTAATAAAAAATGTTAAGAAGTAAGACAATGGCATTAACAAGAAACCAATACCACTATGTAACAAAATCAATATTGAAAAACCACATAACCAACTCGAAAAACAACTGGAACAATTCAAAACCTTATGTATAATTGAGAAAATATTATCAATGATTTTTATTTGACTGCCAATCTTTCTCTCATATCCAATTCCCCAATAGTCCAATAAATTTCTCCAAGGTATAAACTCATCAACTATCAATATCGACCATAATGAACTCATCAGTATTATCAATAGTATTATCATATTCTTCTCTTATTTTCATTTTGGCAAACTTAATTAACGTGTTCACTGTTGAACGACACATTCCAAATATCTCTCCAAGCTTCTTCATACTCATACCATCCGATGAGAGATATAACTTATATATCTCGTAACTAAGGGATATACGCATTTCCATCTGTGTCAATCCACTTTGTCCAAATTTATTATTCTCAATAATATTCCACAATATATCTAACCTAATATCATGTGTAGGTTCATCTTCCACTTCGACTCCAGTTAATTCAATCGTGTCCTGTTGAAAATGTATACTGATACCCTTTCGATACTCACTGGCATAATAATTCCTCTGGTTCTTTATAACCTGACTGATGTATTTCCTGAGCTCCTTTTTGTAAAACATTTCATTCAACTTGTAATTATCCATCACCATCAACTTCATATAAATTAACTGCTCCAGATCCTCACACGACTTGGTTGAAGTACATTCACATATCTGATGTTTCACCAATTGAAGAACTTTGAAGTCCCTGTGTACTAATTGAACTATCTGATAATTCGATTTCATTAGATTGTATATATATTCGAATAAGGTGGGGAAAAATGATAAGTTATAGTTGAGTTATATTGAGTTATATTTGAAAACTCTTTTTTAGTGAAAAAAATATGTGTGTTGCTATAAATCATATAACACCCTAACCGACAGAAAATTTGTTAGGTTGTAACTAATGTGTTAGTTCACATAATATAAGTTACTTGTCATGTTATAACTAAACATTCAGTTCAATTGAAGTCACCTGACAACCTGACAGTCCACAACATAACAAAAACACATTCAGATATATAAGATATTAGATACGTTTGAATATCAGATAGTTACCTTATATCCATTTGTCTTATAATTACTATTATGTTAAATAGAAACCTTATATGGAATGATTCTAAACTTGTGAATGACTCATCAGGAGAGCCTACTCTCACCTACTTGTTAGGGTGAAAAGTACCTTATATTTTTTTAATATCCTTAAAATGTGTTAAAAAAACGTTAAGTAAAAAATATAAGTCACTAACCATCAACCAATTGACTATATCTTAACCAATTGTTATAACTTTAAAAGTACCAACTTTTCCTATATTATATTTCATAGTTACCAGATATCTTAATGCGTCAATTGCGTGGTCTATACCAGATGGTTTGTTAGTTGGTTTACCATTCTTATCTTTTAACCATTGGTACTGTCTCAACTCTTTAATTAGGTTCACAGACCTACTTGAAACAATGAGTTGATATTGTTGTAATGTATCGATACCTTTAACGACACTATCCTTACCTTTGTAACAACCTTTAATTCTCCATCCTCTGTTCTTTAATTCCTGTATTGACTTTGGTTCTGAACTATCTGCAAATATCTCATGATAATGTTTTCTTAAATCATTCTGTTCCATTAAGTTACTTATATCTGAATTAGTCAATCCTACTTGATATATAAGTTCATCGATATATAATTTATTGCCCATTTTAATTCCACCCACGAGAGCGGTTTGATCGTTGGTATATCCAAAGTCCAGACCAAATGATGTAGTTCCAGTTATTGTGTAGAAGTCATCTATGATGGTAAATTGTTTAAATACGAGACCCTCTTTATTTCCCAACATACCGAGACCCATAATTTTCCAACGGTCTGGATCATTAAATTGGTATCCCTCAATTGTATCAATAATTTTCTTTGGTATGTATGGGTTATCCATGTATGTTGAATGAACAAAACCAACATCTGTTCTATTTTTACTTTCATTTAGGAGTTGTTCATGAACCCAGAATTCATAGGATGGGTTGAAGTCTAAGAATGTAATTTCATTGGTACGGCCTTCGAGGTTTTGAAATGTATCAAAATCCATGTTTATACATTCGTTCATGAATAAATAGTCACGTTTTGCTCCAAGTGCTTTAGATGGTGTATCATAACCTTTGAATTCTATTACATTTGAACTCATTCGATAAATTCTTTCTGTCATATTCCAGCAATTTTCATCGAATAAATTATTTTCTTGCATTATTTCGAGGAATTGTCTCATCGCACCAACTTTTAAGAATGGAATGCTTTCAGCGGCTATTGTGAATATTTTATTTTCCACTATTTGGGCTAAGAATATGATAAGTTGGATGATGGAATATGTTTTACTGGAGTGTTGACCACCAGAGTTAACAATTATCTTTTTACCCTCATTTATAAGTTGTAAATTCTTCTTAAATACTTTGGTTGTGTTCAATATTAGGTGTGATATGTTTTATTTCAACTTTATCATTATCCTTTGGTATTCCCAATAGTTTAATGGTTTGTTCCATAAGTTCTCTTGTTTCTATATCCAGTACATTGATGGATAATTGTTTTTGAGTTACTTCACCTTTAACATCTTGAATTTCGATATATCCACGATCTCTTGCTTTACATTTAAGATAAAAGATGGTTGATATTTCTTTATTCTTTTCTATATTTTCCAAGAGTTTACTTTCCACAAAATCTGTAACTTCTTCTTTGATACTATTTACTGCTAAGTAGAATTCTTCATCTTCTTTTAACATTTCATAGTAGTTTGTTTTGGATAGTCCACTTTGGTTCAATGATACATATACCATACCTTTATTCTCTCTGAATATTTCGAGGAAACGTTTTTTAATTCTATCTACACTTCTTTTATCTGGTGATAATTTGGCTTTATTTCCTTTGGTAGTAATTTTCTTATGGTTATTCATATACATATAT